ATACCGAAAGGAAAATTTAATGAATGCTTTAATGATTGACCTTGAAACGATGTCCACTAGTCCTAGAGCGACTATTTTGACGCTAGGTGCAGTTAAGTTTGATCCATTCACTGATGAATTTTTTGATGAAATGTATATTCGAATTGATATCGAAGAGCAGGAAAAGTTAGGAAGAGAAATTGATCCCAACACCTTGGAGTGGTGGGGCAAGCAAGATCCTGAAATCATGATGGAAGCATTCAGTGATGATGATCGAATTTCACTGAATGAAGCAATGGACCAGTTTCATAAATTTGCATGGGGATGTGATAAAGTATGGTCACATGGAGCAGTATTTGATATTGTTATTATCGAAGACCTTCTGCGCCAGATGGGACGAACTGAACCTTGGAAATTCTGGGACTGTCGAGATACACGAACCTTATTTGATCTCGCTAATCCAGACATGCCACAATCCGCAAAGCACAATGCATTAGAAGACGCAAAGCGACAGGCAATTGGTGTACAAAATGTAATGCGTAAACTAGGGCGTTCTCGAATCTAATGGATAAGTCTTGGAAATCTGTCAAGATGCCCATGCGTAAATGGTATATTCTTCACACACAACTTGATATTGATTATCCCAAGGTATTAAAGTTTAGAGAACGCACCAAGAACGTCCTAGGATTTACTACACGAGAACAACATTATCGCGATCCTAGTGGTAAAAATTATGAACATCGTATGTGTTTGGATTTTTTTAATGAACCAAAACGTACAATGTTCTTACTAAAGTACGGCGATTATTTAACGGATTGACTTTACTACGGGAAAAACGCAAGATTTTTAAAGTTTTTGCTGTTTTTCCCAGTCTTCTACGCTACCTGGATACCTAAGAGCCCATACGGCAACAAGCATCATAGCTATGCCTAATCCTAACACAGCTTTCCAATTGTGAGTAGTGAACCATAATATAACCAAACTTGAATCCATGGTAAGTACCATTGCCCATTTTGCTTTAGTAGGGAAAATTCTCTTTTCTTTCCAATTAAGCAGAAAAGGTCCAAATAGTCTATGATTCATAATCCAATTGTGCCAACGGTCACTGCTCTTACTAAAGCAGAATGCTGAACCTACTGTGGGAGTGGACCAGGGAATACCAGGAGTGATGAGTCCGATATAGGCTACACCCAAGAGAACGATACCTAGAGTGAACCACATTGCTTTTTTGAATTTGATCATTGCATTGTATTTATAGAATTGACATTAACATGATTTTATTATATAATGTATCATAGTAAATTTAAATCATTTCTTAGGACGTAAAATGAAAATTAATCTTGTATCAGACCTGCATATCAATGTGCGAGACATAGAACTACCTGGCGGCGATGTATTAATCATCGCCGGCGACTGCATGGAAGCAGGTCATCTTCGTCTAGCAGAAAACGCAGGCAAGAATGTGTTTATGGCTGATCGATATCGGAGATTTGCATCAGAGGAAATGACAAAATATCGTAAGGTAGTATATATCATGGGTAATCATGAGCATTATCACAATACATTTGAAACTACCTATGATTGGATTTCTAAAATTCTTCCTGATAATGTCCATTTTCTTGACAACGATAATGTGCAAATTGATGATGTATATTTCTGGGGAGGAACGATGTGGACTGATATGCACCGTCGTTGTCCAATTACCACTACACAGGTAGGCATGATGATGAATGATTTTCATTTGATTCGTTATGAGGATTCTAAGCGTGTGAATAATTATTGGACAAATAAATTCACTCCTCATTGTGCGATTCAGGAAAATACTTTTGCTGTTCAACAGTTGAGTAACTTTCTTGCCGATCACCGAGACGACAAGGTGGTTGTAGTTAGTCATCATGCTCCTACTTCTCAAAGTGTTAATGAAAAGTATCGCTCTGAGTATTATCTAAATGGTGGCTATCATAATCACCTCCAGGATCTTATCATGGACAATCCTCAAATCAAACTGTTCGTACACGGACATATGCATGACCCAGTTCGATACTATGTCGGAGATACATTAGTAGCATGTAATCCTCGTGGATATGCAGGATATGAAAAACAGTCTGAAAATTATGCCCAGAAGGAGATTGATCTCAATAACTTACCGAGTAAGGATGAAGTTGAAAATGATAGGGACTGGATTAACCCTTAGGTAATCTACCCCTATCAAAACTTTGATCAGGTGGAGAGATTGACATTGTTTCAATCTCTCCATTATTCCACCAACAAAAACCTTTAGAATGACCAGTCTTATTAACGCCATTGAATGGATTAAGGCGCCCCTTTAAAAATGTTTCTGGAATTGGATCTGATTTAAAAATCATCATTTCAACAACTCCGTTATTAACCCAATATTTGGATTTGTTAATCTGGGCACCGAGTCTTGCGCCGACATTATTAAATTTTAATCGACCTAGTTTATAATCATCAGATGGTGGAATCTCACAATGCAATTGATCACATCCATTATTCCACCATCGAGCTTTTTTCTTTTGTTTGGCAAATTCCAACATTGCAGTTTGGAAGTTTTCACACATACTAGTGTCTCCACCATCGCCAGTTTCTTCTTTTAGGTTAGCCCACTCTTTGCTTTTGACTACATTCCATAATTTGCTATAATACAAACCCCATTCTTTTAATTCTTCTTTAGAAGAACATTCTTTAATGATTTCTGTAGTTACATCGTATCCGTGCTTTTTTATGTGATTTGTCCAGTAAGACCCTGAACCTTGATATAAATGAGGATCTAACGATTGAGTTTTTCCGAGATACTTCAAACCAGTTTTATTATGAGTTTTGACGTACAAATAAATAGTCATGCTGATAGTTCCTTTACAACTGTTAGAGCAGGCAGATGTTGGCGCATCGTGGTCTGCATTTTTATTTATGCTTGATTATTATTAAGGGTTGTGTTATAATAAATTTAAATTAATTGAGGTATGACATGATTGAAATTAGAATTTCTGGAGAGCCTTGTGTATGGTCCAAAGCATGTACCTGGCTTAAAGATCAAGGTAACGAGCATATTGAAGATTATGTTTCTATGTTACTAGGACACCGAGAATTTTTATTTAAAATTAAAGACCCGAAAACTGCAATGTTATTTGCGATGCGTTGGTCATAACATGAAGTACAAATTTATCGGTTGGTGCCGTGAAGATACTAGTGATAAAGTATGGGGTGTAATACCTCTCAAAGAAAATATGCAGTCTATAAACACATATGTAATCTTCTGGGGTCGTAGAGGCAATAAATTGCAAACTAAGATCCTAGAAGATTCTACTTGGGGGATTAGGGACAAGATTGATTCCAAGAAGACTAGGGGATATATTGAAGTTGATACCACACATCTCGGTGATCTATATCCCGAGTTCGAAAGTGATTTAAGTAAAACCGCAATGTGGGCGATGTTAAAAATATGACAATTGCGTTTGGATATAATATAACATACCACATCATAGAACTTAATTCACGCCTCGGTTCCCTCCAGACGACATGGTTAAAAAACAACTTCGGCGATGGCAAAGACGGCCGATGGCTATACCGTCATCCGAGATTGTATTTTAAAAACTCTAAAGATCATATATTTTTTACTTTGAGATGGTCATGAATATTCAGAATCTAAAAGAGCGGTGGAAAGGATGGAAAGAAAAACGCTTTCTTGAAAACTACGGCTGCAAGACCTGGCGCGAATATGAAATCAAGTATGATTCCGACTACAATCCCCGTGGCAATAGATTAAAGAAAGATCAATATCACGGCTACTCTCACGTTTATATAATGGATCGTATACCAGATTCATTCCAGGCATGGAATTATCATTTTACAGTAACAGAAATTGCTAAATGGTGTGAAAGTAATTGTCGAGGCAAATGGAGGCACGACTGGCATCGTATTATTGAAGATGTTTGGGAAGATGGTGAGTGGAACGAGAATGGAATCTCAGGACTAGATGCCGTGTGTTTTGCGTTTAAAGATAGTCGAGACTTTACTATGTTTGCATTAAAATGGTCATAAAGAAATATTTACAGTTAATGATTTTTCGTGTATAAATATATTTGTAAAATGCCTTAGGGGTTTTACATTTCTTGCTTATAAAAAGGAGAACAACAAATGAGCAAAAAGAACGTCGTAATCGGCGTGGACTTAGGAACCACAAATAGTTGCGTAGCCATCATTGAAAATGGCAAAACTAAGATTATTGAAAATAGCGAAGGCGGTCGCACAACACCGTCGATTGTTGCATACACTAAGGACGAGATCCTAGTTGGAGCAACTGCAAAGCGTCAAGCTGTTACAAATCCCAAAAATACAATTTATGCTGCAAAGCGACTAATTGGCAGAACCTTCAACGAAGATGCTGTTCAAAAAGACATCAACTTGATGCCTTACAAGATTATCAAGGCGGATAACGGAGATGCCTGGGTAGAAGCCAATGATGAAAAGCTAGCTCCGCCACAAATTTCTGCCGAAGTTCTACGCAAAATGAAGCAGACTGCCGAAGACTATCTAGGGCAAACTGTAACACAAGCTGTTATTACAGTTCCAGCTTACTTCAATGATAGTCAACGTCAGGCAACCAAGGACGCCGGTAAAATTGCTGGCCTTGAAGTTTTGCGTATTATCAATGAGCCAACTGCTGCTGCGCTTGCTTACGGAGTTGACAAGACTGACAACAAGGATCGAAAGGTTGCAGTGTTTGACCTCGGAGGAGGAACATTTGACGTTTCCATTATTGAAATTGCAGATGTTGATGGCGAAAAGCAGATTGAAGTGTTGTCTACTAACGGTGATACTTTCCTAGGCGGTGAAGACTTTGATCAGCGATTAATGGATCATCTAGTGTCAGAGTTTAAGAAAGACTCAGGTATTGATTTGACCAAGGACATGATGGCACTACAGCGTCTTAAGGATGCTGCCGAAAAGGCCAAGATTGAATTGTCAAGTTCTCAGTCAACATCGGTGAATCTACCTTACGTCACTGCTGACGCAACTGGACCTAAGCACCTAGACGTTTCTATTACTCGTGCCAAGTTTGAAGCACTAGTTGACGATTTGATCAAACGCTCAATTGAGCCTTGTAAGGTTGCACTAAAGGATGCCAAGATTTCTGCTTCTGATATTGATGAAGTGATTCTTGTTGGCGGTCAGACTCGTATGCCTAAGGTACAAGAAGCAGTTGAAAAGTTATTTGGAAAAGCTCCTCGTCGTGATGTGAATCCTGATGAAGCAGTTGCAGCTGGCGCAGCAATTCAAGGCGCTGTATTGGCAGGTGACCGCAATGACGTGTTACTTCTAGATGTTATTCCTCTAAGTCTTGGTATTGAAACTTCAGGTGGCATCTTTGCTAAGTTGATTGAAAAGAATACTACGATTCCTGCAAAGAAGTCGCAGGTGTTCTCCACTGCCGAGGATAATCAGCCAGCAGTGACTATCAAGGTAAGCCAGGGCGAGCGTGAACTTGCACAGTACAACAAGATGCTGGGAGTTTTTGATCTTGACGGTATCCCACCGGCGCGTCGTGGCACTCCGCAAATTGAAGTAACGTTTGATGTTGACGCAAATGGTATCATGAAGATTTCTGCCAAGGACAAGGGCACCGGCAAGGAAAACAATATCACAATTAAGAGTGATTCTGGCCTCAGTGAAGAAGAGATTGCTCGTATGGTCAAGGAAGCAGAAGATAATGCAGAAGCTGACAAGACCGCTCGTGAACTCATTGAAACAAAGAATCGTGCAGAAAGTCAAGTTGATTCTATTCGCAAGGATCTAGAAGAAACAACACTTGAAGACGATGCCAAGACCAAGATCGAAGAAGCATGTGTTGCTGTTGAAGAAGCTGTCAAGAGTGACGACAAGGATGCAATTACACAAAAGCTTAGTGATCTAGGTGTAGCAAGTCAGCCACTGTACGAAGCAATGGCACAGAAAGAAGCAGATGCAAATCCTTCATCCGACGGTGAAGAGGTTGTTGATGCAGAGTTTACAGAAGCACAATAATTCTATATAATACGTGCGTGGTGCCTAATGGGCCACGCACATATCTTGCTTTTTAAGGAGAAAAAATATGAGTCGTGATGTAATTCGTTTTGATACTAGTGCGCTAAGTCGCACCCTTGTAGGAATTGACCAAATCTTTAATGATTTTGAAAGTCGATTTGCTAATCAAATTCAAAATAATTATCCTCCACATAATGTCATCAAGGTTGATGAAGATCATTATGAAATTGAACTAGCAGTTGCTGGATTTGCACGAGAGGAAATTGAGCTTACAGTCCAAGACAGTCATTTGATTGTTACAGGTACTAAAACGTTCGACAATACCGCAGAGTACATTTATCGAGGTCTTGCTTTTAGAAATTTTGAGAGATATTTTAGGCTTACAAATTTTCTAGAAGTCACCGATGCACAGATCGAAAATGGACTTCTAAAGATTAGTTTAGTTCGCAATGTTCCCGAGGCCATGTTGCCAAAGAAAATTGATATTAAGTAATTCATATAGTGTGGAAGAATTCTTCCACACTATTAAATATATAGATAACAGATAGGATTCATCATGGCAGATACCATTACCAAAATCAAAGATACCACTAAAATCACTTTACAAGCTCCTGACAAATTCAAGGTAGTTTTTTATAATGATGATTCTACCCCTATGGACTTTGTAATAGCAGTATTGATGAAGATTTTTAGGCATTCTGAATCGGTAGCAGAAACTCTAACTATGAAGATTCACAATGAGGGCAAAGCAGTGGCTGGAGTATATGCATACGAAATTGCAGAACAAAAAGGCATGGAAACTACGAATTTTGCCAGACAGAATGGTTATCCTCTGGTTGTCAAGGTAGAATCTGAATGAGTCTCAAGGAAATAACCCGAGATAAACATACAGAAGCAGAATCTACCACCTTCATGAAGGCGGTATTTGCAGGCAAAATGCCTCTTGAAGTTTGGGGCAATTGGACCTACAACAGAATGATTTTTTATGGAGCAATTGAATCTAAGTGTCATGCCTTTGGTTATCTTAAGGACATGCAGGGAATTGATCGTGCATATTGGCTTTATGAAGATTTCAAGGACATTTCAAAACGAGTAACGGTTGACACTAGAGTTCTTTCACCTGTTGTTGAATATAGACAGTATTTGTTAGATTTGTCACCTGATAAAATTCTTGCTCATCTTTACACATGGCATATGGGTGATCTATATGGTGGCCAGATGATCAAGAAGTTGATCGATTCTCCACATCGTAGTTTACAGTTTGATAGAGTTGATTGGCTCAGAGCAGGACTTCGTGCAAAACTAAATGATAGTCTAGGCGACGAGGCCGTTTGTGCATTTAACTGGGCAATTCGAATTATGAACGAATACGATAATGTCTTTGATTTTTGATAAATGCGAAAAAACAGCAGACGAGATTGTTAAACGATTAAACAAGGCTGCTGATTCTGTTGAAATATCACCTAACAACAATGTATCCGATTTTGTATTTAGGTCGGATACATTTCGTAGGGCACATGTTTCTATCATAGATACAAGAGAATCCCATAAGCTTTGGCTATTACATGTCACGGTATTCCCTCATGTGGAAAATGGCAGTCCAATTTATGGTTTTGATATTGTCGCTGGCCCAAATAAGGTAGGCGGCGCATTTCATGATTTCAGCCCAGTATATCGCAATGGACCACTTTGCAATTGGTTTCGTACACGAACTGCTGATCTTGAATGGAATCGTCGCAGAGAATTACCGGAATGGGCGCAACCAATTTTCAGTGAGGACATAGTTGCTATTGGTGCAGTTGGTATTGACGAACTTGAAAAATTTTCTACTTTAGGCCTTGAAACACTAGATTACTATCTCAATGATTTGTGCGCTGAAACTGCGGACTTTGATTTTTCAGAAGAACAAAACTTTTATTGTTTACAACAACGCAAGAATCCGCATACTCCAAGAGTTTTACAAACACTAGGCTTTACGGAAGAACAAGCTTATGAATTTGTAGATAATAATTTATTTCCATTAGTTTAAAAATAGCCGGAAATTTCCGGCTATTGTTATATTACCTTTGAAAAATATTCTATAGTCCGTTCTAATCCCAACTCTAATTGAGTAGTTGGTTCCCATCCTAATAGTTCTTTTGCCTTTGTAATATTAGGCTGTCTTTGCTTGGGATCATCTTTTGGCAATGGCATTGTAATGATCTTGCTCTTTGACTGCGTCAATCTAATTACATTTTCTGCCAGATCTGCAATGGTGAACTCATTTGGATTTCCAATATTAATTGGCCCCGTTATTGAATCATTGGAATTCATTAAACGGCACATGCCCTCAATTAGATCATCCACATAGCAGAAACTGCGTGTTTGAGTTCCGTCTCCGTAAATGGTAATATCGTCGCCCCTTAACGCTTGGACAATAAAGTTACTAACAACTCTGCCATCATCTGCTGCCATTGCAGGACCATATGTATTAAAAATTCTCATTACCTTGATCCTGACTCCGTGTTGTCTGTGATAATCAAAAAACAAGGTTTCGGCGGCGCGCTTGCCTTCGTCATAGCAGCTACGAATTCCAATTGGATTTACATTCCCCCAATACTCTTCAGGTTGAGGATGAATTTCAGGATCTCCATAAATTTCACTAGTACTTGCCTGAAGAATTTTGGCACCTGTCCTTTTTGCTAATCCTAGGAGATTGTAAGCACCTATGATACTGGTTTTTGTAGTTTGAATAGGATCTTGCTGGTAATACTTTGGACTCGCAGGACATGCCAGATTGTATATCTCGTCAACTTCTACATAAAGTGGAAAACATACATCCTGTCTTAAGATTTCAAAATTTGGATAAGACAAAAGATGATGAACATTAGTCTTGCTTCCCGTAAAATAATTATCTACACAAAGTACATGATGTCCTTCTTTTACCAATCTTTCGCAGAGGTGACTTCCTAAAAATCCTGCTCCGCCTGTAACTAATATTTTTTTCATATTTGATCCTTAAAAATGAACGGCACTATCTCTGCCGTGAAAATAGCACTCATTTTGATATAGGTGTTTATCTGGCCTAGATTCCATAAAATAATCTTTTCCAAGACCAATTGCTATACTAAGAGCAACACTCTGATTGCCGATAAACTGTGTGCAACCATTTATGATTTCCGCCATCTCCAACATGTCCCTGCATTCATGATGCGGAATGTTGATGCCCAGAGTCTGTTGAAAAAGTGTATGTTCTTCAGGAAGACCAATAAAAATTGCTCTTTCTTCTAAATCTTGTTCTTTTAATTGATTCCAAACTTGACTCTGTCTGCCAGCCTCAGGAACCCATCTAGGAGTTCTATTGATAACAATGTCCCTGTCGTCAATAATTTTTGTTTTTGTAGTTTTTAGCCATGGAGTATTTTTTAGAGTTGACCATTGATCAAACGGCACAGAAAATGTTGCTGCATAACAGTCAACATAATTGCCATTCCAGAATAAAAACAAATCTCGAAATCGGTCCAAGTCGTGAGATACTTCTTGATTGTTATAAATTTCTGCGGAATTTATATAATCTTGTTCTTCAAGAAAGGATTTAATAAATTCAAAATCTTCGACGGTGTGTCGTCCCTGTTGATATGAAGATGGCATTGTGCCATAATATTTCATACCTATATTATTAACATTATTGAGTTTTAAATAAAACTTTCCAGTTCCTAAATGTTTGGCAATCGCCAATCCATAAATTAAATCTCCGAGTGTGCCACTATGGCAATAACTGTTCATTAAATTCTCCAATTATGTCCCTATTATACGCAAAAATGATTGAAATGTCAACGTTTTAATTATACTATGAATTTTAGCAAATAACATTTTTGAAATCATTTTCTTGACAATCTCGTTGAAATATGTTTAAATACAACAAATAGGAGTTCAAGTGAGTAGAAATCTTTTAATCGTGGCAAGAACATGCACACGAATTTTTGCAGTAAATGGCAATAGTAGATACATTAATGTTTCAAAACATGAATTAGTTAATACCTGTATAAGTAGTTTGGTCAATAGTATCAATCAGGTACATGATCATGAAATAAAACTAGTAGTGCTAGACGATCATAGTGATCCTGAGGCAATTTCTGATATTAAAGAAATCTTGAATAAATGTAAATTTCCTACAGAATTTATTCCTGTAGAAGACGGATCTGGCAATGGTCACACAATGCATCGAGTATATGAACAAGTTGAGCAACATGCAACTGATCTTTGGTACCATGTTGAAGATGATTATCTTCATGTTCCTAGTGCGATACAAGATATGATTGATACTGTTGACCAGTTTGAAATTAATACCGGCAAAATGATTGCAATTAATCCACATGATGACGTTTTTAGATATACGGATCAAATTTATCATAGTATTTTGCTTCTGGGACCATATCGTCATTACAGAACGGTAGAGCATACTACATACACTTGCTTGTGTAGCAGAACATTATACGACAAATATAGAAATATATTTCAATTACTGGTCAATCTCACCATTGACAAAGCAGATTGGGTAGAGAACCGAACTATTAATACTATTTGGACTCAGCCTGATGTAATTCTGTTCAGCCCTATTCCTGGACTAGCCTTTCATATCATGGATGTATCTGGAAAAGATCCATATTTTGATATTGAGAGCGCCTGGAATACTACGCCGAGACTCTGGAAATGATCACTTTAATTTGGCATTCAAATAAAGAATCCTCTTGGGAGTCAGACTGGATAGAATATCTATTCGAAAATGTACCCCATCTCACAATAACCGATTACGAGCAAAAACTTGAAATAGATAATAGTTTTATTATTTATAATAGAACGGTGTTAATTGACGATTATGTCAAGCGTCTATATAATAAAGGTTTAAATTTTGGTCTTATACACGTCAGCGATGAGTGGTTAGAGGACAGTACTGATGTTTATAAGTATGCAAATGTAATTCTTAGAAATTATTTCAAGGATCTAGGTACAAAAGTAATAAATTTTCCTTTGGGTTGGATGAGAACTTTTCCATATAAAATTTCTCCTAAAACGGTTTATCAAAGAAAGTATATTTGGTCATTCAGTGGACATGTGGATAAAACGACAAGACCTGCAATGGCAGCTGCAATGAGTACCATTCCAAACGGAAAATCATATTTTAAACAATGTGGACAAAACTGGGGTCCATTTGAAGGACATGCATTAGATCCTATTCAAATGGCCGAACTATATAATGATAGCATATTTGTTCCATGTCCACAGGGCAACTGTAGTATTGATAGTCTGCGAGTATGTGAGGCCCTGCAAGTTGGTAGCATACCAATTGTCGAATACAGTGATTATTGGGATAAACTATATGGATCAGACAATCCTCTGTTGCAGATTAAAGATTGGAAAGATGCTCCAGAAATTATTAACGATCTATTAAACAATTATGATTTACTAGAACAACAGCGCCATTTAACTTATACATGGTGGACAAGCCACTGTGATAAATTAAAAGATAAAATAACGAGAATTTTATGAAAGTCATCGACTCTATAATGTTTTGTAATGAATTTGACATACTTGAGCTGCGTCTTAATATTATGGCAGATTATGTAGATCAAATAGTAATTGTGGAATGTGATAGAACATTTTCTGGAATATACAAAGGTTTTAATCTTGAAACTCAGTGGAATAGATATAAACAATGGCATAATAAAATTAATTATATCAAAGTTGAAAATAGTTCCCCGCATGATGATGCATGGGCAAATGAAGATTGGCAACGTGATCAAATGGCATTAGGTTGGCAACATATTGAAAATGATGATGTTATTTTATTTTGTGACTGTGATGAAATTGTACGTCCAGAAGCAATCGAGTTTATTAGAAAAACAAATTATAATTGGTATGGTCTTTACATGCCTGCCTTTTATTTTAAATTTAACTATCTAGATACAAAACAAGACTGGCATTATAAAGTTTGGGGAAGAGCATATAGAGGATGGCAGGGAATGCCTAGACACATGCGATACATGGGCGCAGGCGAAATACCAAATGGAACTTCTATTAAACTGCATCATGCTGGATGGCATTTTGGATGGATTGGCAACGAAGATTTTATTAAAAATAAAATTCGCAGTTTTTCACACCAAGAGATTAATACACCAAACATTATAGATAATATAAATATCGACAAGCATATTACTGAAGGCAGAGACCATTTTAGACCTGAAAATACTACTTGGGTCGTTGTCGATCTAGATGATTATTTTCCAAAACACATTCTAGATAATAAAAGTCTTTATCAACAGTATATTTTGTCAAATACTGGCAACACAGTAAGAAACTACTGGTCAAAAAACATATTGGAAACCGAATAATGTACCCACTAGAATTACAACAAGTTTCGGCACATGGGCTAGTGCCATATATTAAACAATTGGGCAATAACTTGATTGGATGTGAGTTAGGAGTTTGTCGAGCACATAATTTAATATATTTATTAGATAGGGCAGAAGAAGTTAAAATGACTTATGCAATAGATCCCTATATTCCCTACATTGATGAGTCCTGGGGGTTAATCAGTCAAGAAGAAATTAATACCTGGAGAGATGAAGCATTTAATATCTTAAAAAGTCATGAGAATAGGATAAACTTTCTTCAAATGACTTCTACTGAAGCAGTGAATCACATATCCGATAACTCTTTAGATTATATATTCATAGATGGAGATCATAGTTATCAAGCCGTTTTAGATGATTGTCGAGCATACTGGAGTAAAGTTAAACCTGGTGGAATTTTTTCAGGCCACGACTGGATCTTAGATAACGTCAAAAGAGCCGTTTCAGATTTTAGACAAGAGTTTGATATTACCACAGATATAAAATTTACAGATTCAGAAGTTTGGTTCTGGTACAAGGAGAAATAACATGGAACATTTTTATCAAAATATACAGGGATTTGATGATGGAATTCCTCCAGTTTATCATGCGATGGTACAACAGTTTCCTACTGGATCCCACTTTGTTGAAGTTGGTTCTTGGAAAGGAAAAAGTGCGGCATTCATGACTGTTGAAATTATTAATAGTGGAAAAGATATTAAGTTTGATTGTGTGGATACATGGCTAGGCAGTGAGGAACATCAAGAAGGCGCTGGCTTTTTTGATCCTTTGATTAAAGAAGGAAAACTTTTTGATCACTTTATTGATAATATGAAATCCGTCGAAGAACATTACACTCCCGTAAGACTACCTAGTGTCGAGGCGGCTAGAAAATATGAAGACAGCAGTTTGGATTTTGTATTCATTGACGCTGCACATGATTACGATAACGTAAAAGCAGATATTCATGCATGGTATCCTAAGATAAAAGAAGATGGTATACTGGCAGGACATGATTGGGGATATCCTCCAGTGGCTAAGGCAGTACAAGAATGTCTAGAAGATATTCAAGTTACACATGGATGTTGGTTAATTAGAAAGTGAAAATTTTAATCTTAAGACAACCACAACTTCCTGCTGGATTTCCTGGAGGAATAGCAGGCGGAGCTTGTTACTTAACCGACATGCTACTTCATGGATTAAGAAGAAAATTCGGAGATGACGTGGTAGATTATGAACGAAGCTGGTGGATGTATGAAAATGACTTTGGGCCAGATAAACTAGATCCCAAAATATATTGTCCCCGTGGATTTACTATATATAGGACACTAACAGACGATCATATTGATCGCACGGACGTAGAATCTAAAATTAAAAATCAATATTATGACTTGATCATTTTTGGCTATACACATTATGGCCTAAGGCCCGGATCATGGAATCTAGTAACATCATATTATCCAAAAAATAAAATTGCGTGGATTGATGGCGGTGACCTATGGAGTGATCTACAGCAAGAAAAAATAGATAAAACAATTTATTTTAAAAGAGAAATTTATTATCCCTTGCCTGGAATTCATCCAATTAATTTTGCAATACCTATAGAAAAAATAGGAACGATTTATAGAGAAAAGACAAATTACCTGGCACCAATGGATCCTCGAAATAAATCCAGTTATATATATGACGACGAACGCAGTTATTATGAACAATATTCTTCCAGTCTTTTTGGTATAACCACAAAGAAAAATGGCTGGGACTGTGTGCGTCACTATGAAATAATGGCAAATAATTGCATTCCTTTGTTCTTAGATATAAACAATTGTCCAGAATATGTAATGACTACTATTCCTAAAAATCTATTAAAGGAAGCACTACATCTTGTTGCCGATAAAGGTATTGAGTGGTTTGGAGAGAGCAGAGGTAAAGAGAAATGGATTAATCTTAATGATGAGATTCAACTACATTTCAGAAAAAATTGTACTACTGATGCACTTTCTGATTATTTTTTGAATGTTATAAGACAAAAACAGATATCATGACAATTGTTCGTTAAATATTTTAGGAGATACTATGAATTCAGGAATAACAATGGTGATCACCAGTTGTGGTCGTCAAGACTTACTTAAAGAAACTCTTAATTCTTTTGAAGAATTCTCGCCAAATACACTTGATGAATTAATTATTGTTGAAGATGGCCCAACAAGCAATGAATTCGTAAAAGAAATACTCACTAGTGTTCCTAAAATAACACTATTGAATAGTCCAGTAGAACGCAGGGGTCAGCTTCTTAACATAGAATGGGCATACAGTCTAGTTACTACACCATATATTTTTCACTGTGAAGATGACTGGAAATTTACTAAACCAAAATTTATAGAAGATAGCTATAAAATATTAGAAGAATTTCCTGACTGCTTGTTAGTACATTTGCGATCTCACAGAGATCAATGGCAAGAATCACATAATCGCAGCTGGATTGAAGATAAAGAGTATAAATTAGGCGATCTCAGCTATTGGAAAACTAGACCATGGATTACACATGACGGTGGATTTGGATTTACATTTAATCCATCCCTGCGTAGATTATCTGATTATAATAAAATTAATGGAATACGGCAGCCTGTGGTAGATCGATATGGACCATTTTTTAATCAAAAAGATGGATGTCTTATCGAACGAACTAATGCAGAAAATTATCAAAAATTAGGAATGTGGTGCGCGAGTCTGGAACCAGACGGCCGCGTGGAACATATTGGTTGGCATAGGCATATTCCAACCTAATAACAGAAGGATAAATTATGAAAAAATTATTTAATGACTCAATATCATTTTCAATTTGGAAATAAGTTACAATGTCAAAAAAAATAAAAGTATACTATAGATTTAGTTTCAAAAATATGCCCAATCATGATGGATCTCCTCGTAAAATCCCTTCTCGGCCCGATTGGTTTGATAAATGGCAATGTCTTGAAAATTTTACAAACATATTTAAAAATCACGATATATCAATTATTGCAGATGGATTAAATGACATCACATGGAATAAACTATTTAACTTGTATTCTAATTATGACCTTCACAGAACCGCGTTTGGCTCAAATGCAGGATCATTTCTGTATAGTCTAGATTTATCGTTGAAGTTGCATCCAGATGACATGATATATTTTGTAGAGGATGACTATGTTCATCATGAGGGCTCAGACATAATTTTAGAACAGGGACTGTCAATTTCTCCATATGTTAGTTTGTATGATCATCCAGACAAATATTGGGGGGACAATGCACAGAAGATGGCTAATTTATTCATGACTGAAGATGTTCATTGGAGAACAACTGAATCCACTACTATGACTTTTGCAAGTAAAGTAAGTATACTTCAGGCTGATCGAGAAATATTTCAAAAATGGTGTGGAGGTGAAGATAAATGGACACATGATCATCAATTATTTACCGAGCTTTCATCTAAGCGACGATTGATTACACCAATTCCTGGATATGCAACTCATATGGATACATGGGTTATTGCAAAAATGGTTGATTGGCGCGACTGTTTAATTAGAACAACTAGCACAGTTAATAAGCTGAATTACAAAATATGATTAGTATACTTTGTCCCAGTAGAGGACGCCCAGTCCTGGCTAAAAAAATGATAGATACTGCGCTTTCTTTAGCGGGTGCTCCTATTGAAATACTATTATATCTAAATGAAGATGATCCCGAGTTAGAAAAATATCAGTATTTAATTGATTCAAAGCATATTATAGTTGGACCAGATCGTAGTCCAGTATTTAGCTGGAATAAACTTGCAGAAAACGCCAAATATGATATACTAATGCTGCAAGGAGATGATGCCTGGTTTGAAACTAATAATTGGGCACTAAAGGTAATAGAAGCATTTGAACAATATCCAGATAAAATAGTATTCGTTTATCCTGATTTAGAAGGATATCCTTGGAAAGGAGGATATTTAACAGCGGATCATTGTCCTCATTTTTTCATACATCGAAATTGGATTGATACAGTTGGATATTTTGTCGCTCCTCATTTTTGGCACTGGTATGTCGATACATGGTGGAGAGACGTTGCAAAAATAATAGATCGTAGACATATTATTAAAGATTTAAAAATTCCATTATTAGTTGATTTTGATGATATTACCGATCACAGAAAAGACATGTTATGCAATCGAGAACGGGATCATTGGCTATGGTCACGCACTCAGCAATGGCTACAAAATGATGCGATTGCACTTCTACAAAAAATAAATATACGTACTTAATTATAAAAAGGTGAATAATGAAGATTTTTATTACAGGAATTGCTGGATTTTTAGGAAGTCATTTAGCAGATAGAATGCTAGAATTAGGCCATGACGTGGCAGGCAATGACACATTGATTGGTGGTTATATGGACAATGTTCCAAAAAATGCAGAATTTCATCAAATAGATTGCTGTGATGTTGATGCCATGGCTCGTGTAATTGCAGGAAGTGATATAGTAGTACACACAGCCGCTACCGCACACGAGGGACTTAGTGTATTCAGTCCCAGTTTTATCACAAAAAATATTTTTGAAGCAACTGTCTCGACCATAAGTGCCAGTATACAAAATAAAGTTAAGAGGTTTGTATTCTGTTCTAGTATGGCTCGTTATGGCAATCAGGTTGTTCCCTATACAGAAGATCAGACACCTAAACCCGAAGACCCCTATGCAGTGGCAAAAGTTGCTGCTGAAAATGTGCTTAAAATACTGAGTGAAACTCATGGTATGGAATGGAATATTGCTATTCCTCATAATATTGTTGGCCCTAGACAGAGATATGACGATCCTTTCCGAAATGTAATGAGTATCATGATTAATAGAAATCTTCAAAACAAGCCATCAATTGTTTATGGAGATGGAATGCAAACTCGTTGTTTTAGTCATGTCGGCGATTGCATTCAATGCCTAGAAAAGATGGTACTTGATCCCAACATTGTTGGTGAAACTATTAATATCGGACCAGATGAAGGGACAATTTCGGTAAAAGACCTTGCTGATTTGGTAGCAAAAGAATGTGGCATTTCTGCCGAACACATACATATGCCAGATCGTCCTCGAGAAGTAAAACATGCTAGCTGTTCAGCTGATAAGGCAAGGCGGATCCTGAATTATAAAACTAAAACTTCATTGGAAGAAAGTATAAAACAAACAGTTGAGTACATTCGTGATCGAGGTGTAAAACCCTTTGATTATTCTTATCCACTGGAAATTATAAATGAAAAAACTCCAAAAACTTGGTCAGAAAGAATAATTTAATGAAAGCATTATTTACAGGCGCTCTGGGTGATTTTATAGGTGCCGAGCCATATATATCCGAGGAAGAAAAAGACTCAATCACCGAAATTCTTTGGGCCACCAGAAATCGAGAAGAAATACAATCCGCGTTTGATCTGAAAAAAATTTTTCCAAATTTGAGAGAAGAAACAATATTGTTTGATGATTTCTGTGATGAACGGCCGACACGTCCCTGGCAAGAAGGTGATAGGTTCATTAACATAGGCACTAAGTCCGATCTTAATCTAAAATGTAAATTGAATCTCAGTCAAGAAGAATTAGATGAAATAAATGATTATAGTCTTGACTCAATTCTCCAAGGAATATTTTCTGGCACTCGCCAATATTCAAGAAGTAGGATTTCTGAAATAGAGAATTTTCCTGATATTGATACATTCAAACTTCCGGAAAATTATGTAGTTATACATCCATGGAGTGACGCAGAAATTAATGGAAGAGAATTCGATGATCAAGACTGGACTAGTATTTACGGATTTCTAGAAAGGTTCAATCTTACAGGAGTAGTTGTCAATCGAAGTCAGTTTCGTTCTCCTATGCATGATAGATTAATTGATCTTACCAACAAAACTAGTCTTCAAGAAACATTTAATATAATCAAAAATGCAAGTGCGGCAATTATGTGTGCTAGCAGTCCTGCATGTTATGCCACGAAGATATTTGTAAAAAATCAAATTTGGTTAAAAGGAGGATATGACCACATGTTTTCTGATTGGGCCACTCATTTCTATCACGGCCCATTTAAAAATCCAAATGACATTATCTTTAAAAATTTAAAAATACTTGATACTTTGTCTAATGAATCAAGTCAATCTGTATCTAATTTTGATCTTGGATATATGAGTGTCATCGCAGGATATTCAAAGTGAGTGAGAATTTAACAATTGTAGTTGTCGATACGGCATATCATGAATTAACCAAACTGGCAATAGAACAAACATTGTCGGTTGTGAGTCCCAAGGAGATTCTCGTATTCAGTGACAAAAATATATATCCCGGCAGTCGTTGGATAAATATTGATCCGATTAATCAGATAGAATATAGCAGATTTGTTCTTAAAGAAATAGGCAATCATATAGAAACTGATCATTTTATGTGCATACAATACGACGGTATGCCAATTAATAATTTGTTTTGGGATGACTCGTACTTGAATTATGATTATATTGGAGCTCCTTGGTCATGGGGACCATTAAACCGACGAGTAGGAAATGGCGGCTTTAGCATACGTAGTAAAAAATTAGCACTTGAATGTCAAAATTCTGCAATAATTTTTAATCCAAACAATGATAACAATTATATGGAAGACCTTCATATATGTGTGATGTACGCTGAATATTTGGAATCAAAAGGCATCAAATTTGCTCCTATAAATCTCGCATCAAAGTTTAGCGCGGAAAATCCAGGTGGAAAATTTGATACATATGGATTTCATGGAACTCTTTGTTTGCCATATTATCTGAATGACGAACATATGGAAAAATACATCATTAATATGAATCGTCACCAGTTTGGATCCGATATTCATCGTAGAATTATTTTTGGATTATGTATGGCTGAAAGATGGGATCATATGGAACTAATGATGGATCGCGGTATAGAATTTTTTTCAGATTTTAAAGATCAGATATTAGTTCAACTAGACAGAGACTTTGATTTCATTAAAAATCTTAGTAGAAAAGAATTAGAATATATTTTGGCAAATTATAAATAATTCTATGATATAATAAAAATGCAAAACTTGTTGACACCGATGATAAATAAACTTATAATTGGTGCATAAGTTAGCAAATGCTGTCGAGATTGCTAAATAAAATTAGTGCTTGACAGCGATGCTAAATACAAGTACAATTGCAAACAGTAATTAACTAAGGAAGTTTAAGTTCACATGTTTAAGACAATACGAGAATTTGATAGACTGGCTAAAGAATGCTTTAACGGCTTGTCCGTTGAATGGCATGCGATTGGTCAGCTATCATATAATCGCAATGTCCCTACAGCATTTGATGGGGGTACGCAAGTTTGATGAGGAAATAAAAATCCAAAATCAAATTTAAAGTACCCCGGGAAGAAATTTCCGGGGTTTTTTATTGATTGAAAGTGGAAAGCGGAACGAGGCTGCGAGTAACCACTATAAACAAACTCATACGGGCGGCGCAGGGATGAAATTCGTGGCGATAACACGAAGAGTAAAAAATGCGGGGAGCGGATCAGTCCGAAATGCCGGACAAGATATTTCGCTCCATCAAGAAACAAAAGGCTATTTTAGATAAACACATTTTCCAAATACATAGTACGCGGCCCGCAATTGGAGCGGAGACGAGTGTGTTTTTCTAAGGGAAGGTAAAGCCGTTTGGATACGGCAGTCTGACTGTAAATCAGATCTTTAACCGGGGGTGGTTCGAGTCCGCACCTTCCCACCAAAATAACGGACCTGTAGGAGAATAGGTAAACCCAGCGGATTCTTACTCCGCCGCTTAGTGCAATGTCGGTTCGACCCCGACCAGGTCCTCCAAGTTTTCTTGTTGACATTGGTTGTAAAATGCTTTATTATTAAAAAGTTGAACTATTTCAACTTAAACAAAGGATATTTTAAATGAAGAATCTCTTTACTATTGCTGCTGTTGCAGCACTTGCTACTCTTGCTGCTTGCTCAGAGTCGGCTCCTGCTCCTACTGACAATACATCTACTGATGCAAGTGATGCAGCAGTGGATTGTGGCCCCAAGTGCCAGGAACATATTGAAAACCATAAGTAAGTAATTGATTTTGCACCTATCGGGACTGTAACCGAGACCTCCCGTTAATGAATCCGAAGTATTCATAGAGTACCGAACGCTGCTGGTAAAACCGATAAATGCTTTCTCAGGCTGTGCAGCTAAAGCGATCAGGGTGCAAATACAATTTTAATGCTTCCTTAGCTCAGCTGGATAGAGCATCGCGCTACGAACGCGAAGGTCGGGAGTTCGAATCTCTCAGGTAGCACCAAATTTATAACGTGTGTTCTTGGAACAATCATGCATAAATACTCAAAAGGTAATGTTATGCAAAAAAATTCTTATGATAAAATTGTTGAAATTTCAAAAAACAAACGAATACCAGATGAGTTTGTATTCGTAGAAAAGTCAACTTATGCAAGACATCATATAAAAAGAAGAGTTCTAGAACAAAAGTTAATTCCATATAAATGCAATGACTGTGGAATAAGTGGCGATTGGAATAATAAGCCTTTAGTTCTTCAACTTGATCATAAAAATGGAATTAACAATGACCATCGATTAGAAAATCTTGGATTTCTCTGTCCTAATTGTCATAGTCAGACCCTGACTTATGCGGCAAAAAACAGAAAAAATAAAAAAAGAAATCCTAAAAAATACCTAGATAAAAATGGTGTTGTTAGAAATATTGATGGGAAATGGTAAAAGTTTAATTCTTGCATCCTAAGTGTTACGGTAGCACGACTGGTTCCAACCCAGTTAGCGTGGGTTCGACTCCTACAGGGTGTGCCAATTTTTGAGCCTGCTAGCCCGAGGCTATCTAATAGCTAATCCCGGTCTGGTCAAGACTAGCAGGCAATAGTGCAGTGGACCAAAGAAACTTGCATGGGGAGTTAAGGCCCTCGTACTGTGAACCGTGCAAGAGCGCCTGTAAGGGATTAGGGAAGTCCGAAGCCGGGACCGCCGTGGCTCAAACCTGCCAGGAGGGTGGAATGCCCTCCAATTTTATAGACTGTTTTGATGAGTACAGATACACCAAAGGGCTTTTGTGTTGCGCAACATGCAGGGCGCGGAGTATCACTTACTGAACAATATTCCTAATGCAAGGGAACTGGCATCGCAGTGTGGAGGATTGCATCCGATAGGCGGAAACAGGATTGTTCGGGTTTGACAGTGTGAAGATTTGGGAATCTGTACTCTTCTAAATAGTTTTGCTGGTGTTGATCACACTGGCAGAGTAGTCCAAGGCGCAAGTAGACCGATTTGATCACGGTATACTTATTTTACGCCTTGCTTCGTTCGTCTAGCGGTCAGGACGCTCCTAAGATTGGAGTAACGCGGGTTCGATTCCCGTACGGAGGTAGGCTATTTTGATGAATGAACAAGAGGTTCGAGTCCTCGCTGTCCTTTAGGGCGGTCGACTTGTTGGTAGCGTTGTTCGTTCTTCAAAATAGTTTAAATGGAGCATACGGCTAACGGGTTGGGTCACTGGGTTTTCAGTCCAGAATAAAGAGGGTTCGAGTCCCTCATGCTACACCAGATTATGGAGTTGGTAGCTCAGTGGTAGAGCGGCGGTTTGTGGTACCGCATGTCGGGAGTTCGATCCTCCTCCTTCTCCCCAGAATTCGTAGTAGACGGTCTGTACTGTGGAATTTGCCAAAGAATGCAATGATCGGCATCACACAGATATACGCCTGCATTTTTATCTACTACGAACTTTATAACGCCTCCGTAGCTCAGTATTTAGGTAGAGCACTGTGTTGAAGCCACAGGTGTCGGCAGTTCGAACCTGTCCGGAGGCACCAATACAATATCGGAAATGTTGCTACAACTCGCATCCAGAGTAAAGTGCATCATCTAAGGAGTAGTCCGTAAAATAGCCAGTGCCTTGAAAAAGAGGTGAAAAGAATGGATGGAGGCTATGGACTTTTGCCCAAAGGGACATCTGATATATTATTAAACGGCCCCTTCGTCTATCGGAAAGGACGCCAGGTTTTCATCCTGGAAAGAGGAGTTCAACTCTCCTAGGGGTCACCAAGTTACGGTCACTGTGTAATAAATTCTAGAACAAAGACAGCGACCCAGGGTATTGACACAGTCGAAAGTGGCTTTATCCTTAAACTATCTTAGCTACAGGCGGCGAATCGTGGACGAGCCTGTGCGGCGGATACGTGGAGTATTGGACCTACGATGATTCTCGAAACAGGTCGATAGTTTTAAATTCCAAAATGCATTGTGGGTGGGCGACAACTATATTTGATAGTTGTTGGAGTAACCCTCCGTTAAACGAAGGGAAATCGATGTTCTATGAAAGGTGTGCTGAATTGCTAGGCACCAAATATAACTGCGTTTCATTTCCTTATGCCTATCGCACTCGGTGGAACAATCGTTCCGCAGGCCACGGTAGATTTCCAGGATTTGGAATAATTAGAAAGTTTGGTGATAAAATACAAGTGGCGTTAACTCATCCTGTATCTTGTCACAGAATATACGATTCGGAAGATGAAGTATATGAATTTCTAAAGAGTTTATCACTATGATAGACTTATTCGATAAGCACATTGCAATGGCGTACTGGACCCTAGACATAGTCTCCAGTCAGTGTGTTTTTCAAATAAGTCGTTATTAGCGGTTGACAGTGTCCGCTGCTTGTCTTATAATGAGTTCATAACAAAGTAAGTTAGTTCTTTGAAATTGTAGATTTATTATAAGAACACATTGTTCTGCAACGAGTCAGCTAGTGTGTTCTTATAATAAATTTAATGCGGATGTGGCGGAATAGGTAGACGAAACGATAAATAAATGAGTCATCCAATTAAATGAACAGATATATGCGTAAGCGAGAATCATATAAAAAGGCAGAGGCAATAGTAACGGAAGAGTTATGTGAGTACGGATGCGGCAATATTGCCGCATACAGAAACAATTCAGGACGTTTGACCTGTGCTAAAAGTTCGAACTCATGTCCAGTGAACAAGCAGAAAAACTCTTCTAGAGGAAAAGAAGCATATAGCACTGGTAAAAGACTTTCCGCCAAGGAAGCATATGCAATTCTATCAGATGAATTAAAATCCAATATGGTTTGGAATGCAGGAAAACGCTATGCACAATTTTCATATGAAGGCAAGGGACAGCACAAAAATGCGTTGATATCAGAACGTGGATATAAATGCGAAGGTTGTGGGCTCTCCGAATGGAGAGGAAACAGACTTGTATTGGAATTGGAACACAAAAACGGTGATAGAAAAGACAATACTAGAGAAAACCTAGAGTTATTATGTCCAAATTGTCATTCACAAACGCCAACATGGCGACGAGGACATGTAAAAGGATTCAGAATCTCTAAATATACTTTAGAGCAAGCAATTGAGGCAATAGTTTCTTCTGAAAATTTGTCTCAAGTTTTAGAAAAATTAGATTTAAGATATGGATCTATTAAAAAGATAGTAAAAATAATGTCAGATCATAATTTGACATTTAAACAAAAAAATTAATGGGGCTATGGGCAAATTGGTAAAGTCGTTTCGTTTAGGCCGAAAAGTTCTCCCGGTTCGAGTCCGGGTAGCCCCACCAAAATATTTTTAAAAACAAACAACAACTGCAGGATTACAACTGCTTGAAAAAATTATTTGTTGTTATGTTCCTTCCTGGGGGAATTGGTAGACCCAGCTGACTGTTAATCAGCCGCGCAAGCATTCCCGGTTCGAGCCCGGGGGAAGGAGCCAGTTTTATATTAGACTATTTTGATGAACACATGAAAGATTGGGGAGTGAGTTTGTTAACTCAATTTTTGCACTCGTAGGACTCATGTTAAAGAGAGTGTGTTCTTTCAAGTAGTTTAATGGCCTCGTAGTTCAATTGGTTAGAGCGCCTCCCTGTCCAGGAGGATGTTGACGGTTCGAGTCCGTTCGAGGTCGCCAGTTTTAGGATTTTTTATTTTTACATTTTTCAAAATGTGAACCCTTAAATCTTCCTATATATTTTCCAGTACTGCCACAGTACGGGCAAGTTACAATTGGATAATTTTTAAGGGCAACCGATCTTTTATTACGTGCTTCTACAGAATATGCATTAGGATTTACAGATTTGCCTTTTTTGTTTTTGGACTGTGTTTCTCTCCACTTACTAGATCTCGGCAGGGTATTAAATTGTTTAATATGATTATTGAAAATAATTCCTCCCGACAGTCCATTTTCGGGCATAAGGTTTGCCCATTCTTTAGATTCTACTATATTATTTTCTTCGGAAAATTTTAAAGCAAAATCAGTACATAGTTCTTGATTATCAAATCCCCAGATTTCAACGGTTTTGATAAACTCCTTGCCATGTGAATTAACATGTCTTGTCCAGTAGGTTCCAGAACCTACGTATTTAAATGGATCAGGTTGAGTAGTTTTACCAAAATATTTTAACCCGGTAATCGAATGTTGTTTGATGTACAAATAAATAATCATTGCTGATGCTCCTTGAAAGCGTTAGAGTGGTTAGATGCGTCAACATCGTGAACCACACTTATTTATTGTTTGGTTTAAATTAATTCAACGAAGATGTTGACAAGGTGAACAAATTAGTATATAATCATTGTTATAAAGTTTAGGGATATCTACAGCATACTTTTAGCATGTCAAGCCGTTGGTCGTAGGTTCAAATCCTGCCTTCCCCGCCACTTATGGGGAAGTAGCTCAGTCTGGTAGAGCAACGAAAAATGTATATCCTGTTTAATTCGTCAAAGATGTTGACACGATAAATAAGTTAGTATATAATTGATGTTATAAAGTTTAAGGTTACATTCAGCAAAAAATTAAATTTTTCTTTGGATGAAAAACAAAACGTAACCTGTTTAGATAAAGTCTGATACGCCCGTATGGCACAGTTGGTAGCGCAATTCACTTGTAATGAATAGGTCCGGGGTTCGAATCCTCGTGCGGGCACCAGACTTTTTAGATGAATACTGAGCATCGACTGCGGGTTTAACCAAACGAAGGCGTTCATGCTGGCTCAGTGTTCTTCTAAAAAGTTTTATTGCGGGTGTAGCATAGTGGTAATGCAGCAGCCTTCCAAGCTGAATACGAGGGTTCGATTCCCTTCACCCGCTCCAGAATTTAAATTTATATACTAATTATAAATCACAAATCACAATGGGGCGGTAGTCTAATCCCTGTGTGACAAATTTATTAGAAAACGATGTTATTCTATAAATATTTTATATAAGAAAAATATCTTATATAAGGAGATAGTACAATGAAAAATTTTCTAAACGGTAAGAAGACTTATATTGTTGCATTAGTGACCGCATGTATTGCTGCTTCCCAAGTTATGGGATATATTATTCCAGAGTATGTTTATACTCTACTTGCAGCTGCTGGACTAGGTGGCCTTCGTGTAGCAATTACTAACAACACGCAAGCATAAAATTAATTTTGGTTCTGGGATCGGATTTGTATCTATACTTTCCGATCCCTCGATCAAAATAAAATAAAAAGTCTAATGCGCTGGTGGCAGAAATGGCTATTGCGCTTGCCTCCAAAGCAAGAGAATATAGGTTCAAGTCCTATCTGGCGCGCCATGTAAAAGTTATATTGCGGGGAGAGTGTTGGTTCTCCGAGCGTCTCATAAGCGACTCTTACGTCGGTTCGATTCCGACCTCCGCGACCAGTTTAATGGGCCCGTAGCTCAGTTGGGAGAGCGCCTGATTTGCATTCAGGAGGTTCATCGGTTCGATCCCGATCGGGTCCACCATTATTAACGGGGAATGCTCGGGGCAAGCACGAGTCCTTTGCAAGGAATCTGAGATCGGTTCGAGTCCGATATTCTCCACCAATTTTATGTCAGTATTGGTTAGGCTTAACCGGCTCCCTTCTTTCTCAGGCGTCAAGAAGGTAGAGTCCGAGTGGGTTCAATTCCCACACTGACACCAATTTTTATCTAGGAGTAGCGCAGCCAGGGTAGCGTACCTCATTTGGAATGAGGGGGTCGCAGGTTCAAATCCTGCCTTCTAGACCAGTTTCGGAGGGAATCCTGCATGGCGCAGAATGTATTCAGTCCAGTGAATATGCACAGCAACATAGAAATTAATCGGTTCGACTCCGATTCCCTCCACCTTGTTTATGTACAGTAAGATCCTCTGATGTGGGTCGGCCGATAAATCCCAGGTGTACTCAAGTAGGTTCGAAACGAAAGAGTTGTAATTCCAAGGTCTGGTCTTAGGTTGGTTCGATTCCAGCACTGTACACCAATATTGAATAATCCTGAGTACGACATTAAACTGCTCTTATTGGGGCCTTAGCTCAGATGGGAGAGCGACACAATGGCATTGTGTAGGCGATCGGTTCGATACCGATAGGCTCCACCATATGGGTCTTACGTGTTGTTAATCAACATAGTTGAAAGTGGGTTAGACTCCCGCGTAGACCCCCAAATTTAAATGGGCGTAGCATTGGGTTGGGTCGAAGCCAACATATCGAATGGGTGTCGAGATGTAATTGGGACGGGCCTGCGCAGCCTTACTGGTTCGAATCCAGTTGCGTCCACCATTTTAATGGCCCCAGCGTCTGACATGGTTAGGACACTAGCCTCTCAAGCTGGAGAACCGGGTTCGAGTCCCGATGGGGCCACCATTTTTACACGTTGCATGGAGGCGCAAGCTAAAAGTGCCGTAGCCACGGCTGCGAGATCAGATTGCCAATAGGCTATGTCAGTGATTGCGATTGCTGCCATATGATATATAATATCAACCTGCTAGCGTGTTTCATATAGTGAACATAGTTCACCGGCAGTACAAGTAGGCATCAGGAACGGAGAGTATTGTACACTCTAAGATGTTCTAGCAGAAACTTACTGAGTTTCAAAATTACAACTGGGTCGGTGGATTTGTTATAAACAACGATATCGGCAAGCTAATCTTCAGAGGATTAAGCTACGTGCAGTGACAAACACTAGTAAACCTGGAGTTGATATCGCCAGAGAGACTAGTAACAAACTACTGCCACTCTAAAATTAGTTGTTGACACAGCAAACAAAACGCTTTATAATTAGGACATAACAAAGCAGCAATGCTTTATTAGCTCTTTGACAATTGAATATGAATTAACATGGGCGGTATAGCGTCCAATTTGAAGGGTAACTGTAGTAATACAGCCAAAGCAAGGTTTCCTATAAACTTGCGCCAGCAATGGTCCATCTATGCAAGCCTAGGCAATCCCGAAAGGGACCGTCCGTTGAAAGGCGGTAGGTAGTAAGTTAGGTATTTTGTCTGAAAGGATTGACTCCAGGCCAACGGTGAGGAGTTAAGCAGGTTGGCGCCTGCACAAAATACAGCCAAACTAATGAATACTGAATGCTAATAGGTAGGTACAGAGTCTGATCTGGCAAGAAAAGGCATGGTACCAGTTTGAGAGTAGAAGGGCTAGAACCCGGACACTTGAAAAACCGTCTAGTAAGCCGCAAGCTGAAAAACAGTTGGTGTGTTGTATTTCGTTTCTAACAAGATGCGAAGCAACAGGAGCAGCACATCGAGGTAGGTTTCAAAAAGTTGGAGGTTCGAGTCCTTCACTCCCCACCATAAATTTATGGGGAGTTGGCGGAATGGTAGACGCACTTGTATGATAAACAAGCAAAGCACTTAAAACGCAAAGACTGCTCCGGTAATATGTGAAAGGTGATTAATACCTTACACGCAAGTGAATAAGGTTCATGGAGGCTCGCAAGGCCAAAGTGATTGTTCGGAAAGAAGACGTAAGTTCTTAGCGGAACTGAACTGCTCGCAAGGCAGGCGGAAGATAGATGGACGAATAGCATATTACGACGAGTCAACGGCCAGACTCTCAAAAAGGCATCACTGAGTGGTACTAGGATAGCTGAAAGGCACCTAGTGGATAACGGTAGAACGCAGCTCGCAAGGCTAGCGGTAATGACCAAAGTCACTCGCAAGCAGGAGTAATCTCATCCTGCGTAAATACTATTAGACTATTTTGATGAACATTCCAGGTCTTGCATTAAGCTAGCAATGCATAGATACGGTTGCACCCATAGACGAGTGTTGTAAAACGAATAGATCCTGTTTAGGAATGTTCTTCTAAATAGTTTATCGGGCATTGGCCTAGTCTGGCTAAGGCGCCTGCTTTGGGAGCAGGAGATCGTAGGTTCGAATCCTACATGCCCGACCAGTTTTTAGGAGGTTGTCTATGTCACAGCGGGAAGCAATTGGGAAGTTTATTTCATAAAATGGATTGAGTATTTGGATTACTGCAATACAGGTAATACGAATTCTAAGACTACAAATCAGTTATTAAAAGAACTGAATGTAATGTACCGTAGACTAGACAATCTTGAACAATCATGTTTTCATATGTGTGTTCACATATATTTGAAAAGTTAAATGCCCGAGTGGCGCAGCGGTAGCGCAACTCCTTTACACGGAGAGGGTCGTCAGTTCAATCCTGGCCTCGGGTACCAATTTTTAAGTTTAAGGATTATTTCAGCACTTATCTTATGGATAACTTTTTGACTTGAAATCAAAAACGAGAAGGTTCAAACCCTTCAAAACTGTAATCCTGTTTTTATCATTGACTTTACACATGCAATTGCGTATACTTCTTGCATGTTAAACAAATGCTCCTGTAGCTCAACGGTAGAGCCGGCCGCTCATAACGGCTTGGTTGGAGGTTCGAATCCTTCCGGGAGCACCATTTTTAGGACAGAAGATCATGGCTTCTTGGAGAACTATTAGACGAGATATTGAGTCCACTGCTGATAGATACTTGGTTTGTGTATCCGGTGGCGTTGATTCTATCTTTCTTCTTGATTTTCTATTCCGCTGCAATGTGTACATCGAAGTTGCACATTTCAATCATCACATTCGACAGGATTCCGATCAAGATCAAGAACTTGTTGTCAATCTCGCTAGATCGCAAAATTGTGTTGTTTGGACAGGCGAATCCCTTTCATTAAATTCAGATTCAAATGAACTTGATGCAAGGACACAACGTTGGCAGTTTATTGAACAGGTTGCTCAAGAGCGCAAGTTCACACACATCATCACAGCACATCATGCAGATGATCAAGTTGAGAATGTGTTAATTAGATTGATGCGTGGAGATCCGCATGACAGTTTGGCTATGCATAGGCTAACCCGAGTCCATGGATTTGTTCGTTATAAGCCACTGTTGTCTGTTACTAAAGCTGAAATTGTTGAACAAGCCCAAAAAAGACAGTTGACATGGCACGAAGATAGTACTAATATTTGCGAAGAATATGACAGAAACTTTGTTAGACATTCCTTATTGCCTATGATGGCAACAAGAACTAACATTTATCAGAGTATTCTTACAGGCGTTGAAAAAACACAAAAATTATACAGTTAAAATCCTTAATTTAGATTAAGGTTGCAGCCGATATTGAGAGTCTTGGGGACCCGTAACTCAATAGGTCAGAGTAACCGCCTTTTAAGCGGTAAGTTCTCGGTTCAAGTCCGAGCGGGTCCTCCATTTTTTAATGCCTAGGTAGCTCAGGGGTAGAGCAGTTGGTTGAAGCCCAGCGTGTCGGTGGTTCAATTCCATCTCTAGGCACCATATTACCGGTTTTCGGTGAAGTCCGGCATATCGACCCTTTGACTTATAAGAAGAGGCACGATTAAGTTGCGTTAGCGTCTTATAATAGGGTATGTGAAGTATGTAAAAACCGTTCTCTTCAAATAAGAGACATTGCTTTAGAGAGTAAACTAAATATTATTAATGCGGACGTAGCTCAGTGGTAGAGCGCGACCTTGCCAAGGTCGATGTCGAGGGTTCGACCCCCTTCGTCCGCTCCATTTTAGGATTTACTGTGTTCATAAGTCCCAACTTATCCATTCCTGAAAGTTTAAAACAGCAAATAATTGATTTTGCCTTAAACAGTGGTGTTGATTATTTTGTCAAAAATGGACAAGGTCGCAGATTTTGTAATCTCAATAGAATAGATTCCCAATTATCTCAAAAAGTACGAGAATTTTCCAACTACTGCTATGGCAATTACGGCATTTCAGTAGTTGAAGAACCAATGTTTGGTAATTTCATAGGAGTAAACACACGAGGTGCTTTTGTGCATCCTCACCGTGATCCTAGAAGCAACCAAGGCATGCTGCATGTAAGATTAAACTTTATACTAAGTTTACCTCACAGCGGTGGTCAGCCTGTTATTGAAGGTCAAGAGTATACAGTTGTCGAAGATCAATGTTGGCTAAATTTAGCCAGTGAATGGCAACATCAATCAACTCCTGTACAGGGCGAAAAACCTAGAATTGTACTAAGTTTAGGATCTTATGTCGCAGAAGATGATGTAAAAAGTTTTAGAGTGTTTTCAGCATAAAATTCTATCCATGAAAAGGACGGTGTCGTTGGTTCGAGTCCAACCCTTCCCACCAACTGCGGGGAGGTAGCTCAGCTGGTAGAGCACGTAAAGAACAATACACTCTGTTTAATTTGAATTTTAGGATTGTTTCAGCAAAAAACCATTAGGTAGCTCATCGGTAGAGCATTTGCTTTCAACGCAAACGGAGCGGGTTCGATTCCCGCCTAAAAAAACACAATCCTGTTTTTATACTTCTTTGGGAGTTTCCGGTTCAGCAGGGCGTTGACCTGTTGTTTGTGCAGGTTCATCTTTTGCTGGCTTTGTGCTTGTTTGCTTTTGTGCAGCTTTAGGATCAGATAACCACTGTCGTGCTGCCTGTGTTTTAACTGGCGTGTTAAGCCAAGATCTAATACTCTTGTCAACATAGTTAATGCTGGCATCGGGACGTTCAGCATCGATAACAAAGAACCTTGCTCCAAATAAGTTCTGTAATGAACCTATTCCCTTTTGCACCTTATTCCAGGTATCTTCAATATGTTTTGGTGGAGTTACTCTTCCAAAGTCTGGACCAGGACGTTGTGAACGTTCAGCGGCTCTTTTGAGACTTGTTTCTAATGATGAGTTAACGAAAATCATTGCAGTCTCATAACCCATTTCTTCTAGGTCTGCTTTAACATCAGCCATCTTTTCTGGATTCTTCGCAGTACTATCAATGATTAAACCAATTCGACCTTGACGAAGTAATTCTTCTAGGCCGCGATACGTTTTCCAAGATGCTTCGTAATCCTTGTTTTGATCGCCACTAGCGCGTCCTTTATGTCTCATAAGATTATAAAAATCATCAACATTGAGGTGTCTTAGACCTGTACCAGAGAGTAGCTTATTAGCGGTAGTTGTTTTACCAGCACCTGGTGCTCCGGCCATAAAAACTGCTTTAAAAATGTGAGGATCATACGGACCCTCTTGTATAGCGGTTTCATTTAAAAGATCTTTTATTTTCATAATACATATTTATAAATATGTTTATGAGAATTATAGAAATCTTTAAATCCGAACTGAAGCCGGGTGAGCGCAAGGGAATGTCCCTTAACTTGCCAAAACTAGAAAAACTGCTGAAGAAAATCACTGATTATGAAGAAAGCGCGGCCCTTGCAAATAATATGAAAGTGCCTGATTCAGTTGCTGCTGAATATGAAAAAATGAAGCAGGGACTCTATGCAGAAATTGATTCCCTAAAACAACAGAAGTCAAATCTTAAAAGTGAAAAGAATAATCTTCCAATCCAATTTTATAATTTAATGACGAGGATTGCAAACAATTGCACACAAATTGTACAAACATACATTGATCTAAATCCAGATTTTAAATCACGAGATGCTAAAGTTTTTTATCGTGGAATTAAATCCACTGAAGATGCTCTCTATGGTAAACCATTTGATGAGCGCCGTGTAATGACAAGTAGTTCACGACTCAGTGATATTTTTAACAAAGGCATGGAAGCAGCTGGATTCGAAGCAAGAAGAGATAATTCATCATTCGTATCAGGTGATAAAAGTCAGGCTTCGGGATATGGCAAAGTATATGTAATGTTTCCCAAAGATGGATTTTCATTTAGCTGGAGTCGAAACACCAAGGATTTAATTTTAGATAGAGGATCCTATCCAAAAATGTTGGACTACGAACTACTTGCTCCTTTAAAAGATTTCGTGTTAACCAATCGAGAAAAACTAGGAGCAAAATATAATTTTACCTTTAATGATCTCTTTGGGCAATATGATCTAGAATCCAATCTTAACTCAATTAAACAAGCTATTGAAGCAGGTGACATCCCAAAAGAATTCATGCCTTTAACTGAGCTTGAAAACATCATGACTCCTGAAGGAATAGTCAAAGGATTTGATTTAGATCAAGAAGACCTAACAGGTGCCATTACTTCTCATTCAGAAGTATTTGTTCGTGGTGCATATTATGCTGTTCAAGAAAGTCTCATGAAAAATATCATGAAGTTTCTAGAACTACAAGTTTATCCCGAAGGCAAGCCTAAAATCATTACACCTGGAAAATATGAAATTGGTGACCGTGTTACTGTTAAATCCAAGGGTAATCACTATTACGGGCTGTCCGGTGAAGTACAGTATGTTTACACCAATTATGACGAAGTATCAGTGAAGTTGGATGGTGAAAATTGGACCAACGACTTCAAGATTAAAGATATTAAACACGAAAGTGAAGCTGATTCAGAAACTCCTGATCTTAAAGAAGGTGATACAGTTGAAGTTACTGATACTAATAGTGAATATTATGGCCGATCTGGAACTATATCCTACATATATAAGGATGGTGGAATCGAGATATTTTTCAAAGGCGGCGAGTACGGTACTGTTAAGCAAAACCAAATTAAAATACTAGAACCAAAAACTGACACTGATAAAATTAAAAAAGGTGATACAGTTGAAGTCACCAATACTGATAGTGAATACTATGGTCAATCTGGCACAGTATCCTATATTTACAACAGCGGCATGATTGAAATATTTTTCAAAAGCGGCGAATCCGGTAATGTTCTATCAGGTGGATTTAAAAAATTAGATGCAGAAGAGTCGGAAGAAAAACCAGAAGAAACAATTACAGGCGCTTTCAAAGTCGGTGACCAGGTAAAAATTATTGGCAAGCACCCTAACGCAGGTGATATAGCCACTGTTGATGATGTATTTGATTTTCATAAAGACACTACGCTGGTGTTGGATAACGGTAAAAAATTACATGATGTTCCCTTTGTTTATCTTGAAAAAATTGGGGCGTCACCAAAGACTCTGGAAATTGGTCAGGTCTCAAACGGTGATAAGGTTAAGATCATTGGTGACCATGCATCCGCCGGTAAAACTGGTAAAATAATATACGCTTATTCCACAATCCCACAAGTTGATGTAGAATTTGATAGTGGCTTTGCTTATGACGTTCCTTTAAAAAACATTGAAAAGATTAAAGCCGAAGCTGAAAATCCTAATTTAATAGATGCTGCTTATGAAGTTACTATGCCAGGACTTACACCGCTTTATCAGGGACAATTCCTCACTCAGAATGAATATGATCAGGCTATAGACGAATACGGCGATGATACATTCACTGTTAAAAAACTTGATAACCCCGATAAAAATGATCCAGATTTGAACTTAGACAATCTCAAGTGGGAACCAGAGCCAGAAGTAAAAACACCTAAACAATATTCAGAGGGCGATAAGGTAAAAATCATAGGAACGCACAATACAGGAAAAACTGGCACAATAACTCAGGTTCAAAAAAGTGGCAATGTTATAGTAAAATTAGACGATTCTGATGATAAGACATTTCTTTATCCTAATGAAATTGAAAAAATTAAAACTTCTGAACCTGAAGTAATACCTGTCCATTCGTTTAAACAAGGCGATTCTGTTAAAGTTATTGATGGGCCTGCTGCCGGCAAAACTGGTAAGATAGCTCATGTAGCCAATATAATGAAAATCGCAGATGTAACCTTTTCAGATGGCTCTACTAACTATATTGGGTTCAAACAATTGCAACTTTTAGATTTTCCAATACAGGATATTGCTAAGAAAAAAACACCATTGAAAGATTTACCTGCTGTTCAACAATTGATTAAGAGTGCAGCACAGTCAAATCAAGTAAATATTGATCAATTAGATCAAGCTATTGGCACATTAAATCCAACCAGTCAAGAGATTGAAGAGTTAATGGCTTATATAGCAAATCTTGGCATGGAGATAGTTGACAGCAATTCATTCTAGTGTTATAATATTTTTTTACACTAGGAGTTATTATGTTAAAAGACAAATTAGCTGGAGCATTTATTGGGCTTGCTATTGGAGACTGTGTTGGCGCCGCCGTGGAATTTAGAGAACGTGATACTTTTGAACCTGTTACTGACATGCTTGGTGGTGGACCGTTCAATCTTCCTGTAGGTTATTGGACTGACGATACTAGTATGGCACTTTGCCTTGCAGAAAGTCTTATCGCTAATTCCCAGCTTGATAAAGCTGATTTGCTGGATCGTTTTGTAGATTGGTACAGTAATGGAACAAACTCATCAACTGGTAGGTGTTTTGACATTGGCAACACTACTATTAGTGGTATTATGGATTATGTTGAAACTGGCTCAGTAACTAACAACAAGTCTGTATATAACGCCGGCAACGGTTCAATTATGCGCCTGAGTCCAGCAGTGATTGCACATTACGACAATGAAGAAATGGCAATTGAAACGGCAAACTTACAGAGCGAAACAACTCATGCTTCACCTGCTTGTTTACATTCATGTGAACTTATGGCGGAAGTGTTACTTAATGCAATCTATGCTACTGAAAAGAGTCGCATCTTTAATATAACTGCTAAAGAGCATTGGGTACAGAGTGTAAAGGACATTCTCACATCACTTGAAGTTGGTCGTGATCATGTTTCATCATCTGGATATGTTATCCATACTCTTCATGCTGCCCTATGGTGCGTGTATCAAACAGATAATTTTCGAGATGCAATTTTACTTGCCACTAACTTGGGCAATGACACTGACACTGTTGCCGCAGTTACTGGACAAATTGCTGGTGCATTTTATGGCCTTTCGAACATTCCTGATGATTGGAAGAACAAGCTACATGACTTTTCTCGTTTTATAGACTTAACAGAAGAATTAATTAAAAGATGAGAATAATATTTTTAGATATTGATGGTCCAATAATTAATGTAAGTTCTCTAGTCATGGTATCTGAACTGCGGTTAGCTTGTAATAAAGTTTCAATTCAATTGCTCAATGATCTGTGCCTTGAGTCTGGTGCAAAAATTGTAACCAACTCCATGCACAATTATCACTTGCCCTATGGAAAAACTTTAAAAGAAGATTTAATACATTGGGGAATTGATCCAACACATTTTCACAATGATTGGAGAACAATTTTTCCGAACATTGATTATACAGATGTGACAAGCACTGTTCGTGGTATTGGTAGATTAATTGCCATTAATCAGTGGATCGCTGACAATGGTGAATGCGATTGGGTTTGCTTTGATGACAGAAAGTTTACTGAATCTAAACGGCTAGTGTATATTGAAGACGGCGAAGGTCTACAGGATGAACACATTCTAGCCGCAATAGAAGTTTTTTCCTTAAGGCAAGAAAAATAATTTATTGCTCTCTGGTGCAATTGGCAGCACGTCTGACTCTGACTCAGAAGGTTCCAGGTTCGACCCCTGGGAGAGCATCACTAACTTTACAAAATAATTTGAATAATACCAATTGACATCATAATCAACAGCGTATATAATACACAAATAATTAATGTTGCCCCTTCCTCTAAAGGTAAGAGCGCGGACTTTGAATCCGTCAATCTTGGTTCGAATCCAAGGGGGGCATCCAGTATTTAAGAGGTATTAATGGAAATTATTTCAAAGTATAATGGCGATTCTGATCACAGTGATCGCAGTGCCATTATTTTCAAAGACGAAGCGGGATTAAAAGTTGAATGTTATGTTCAACAATATCCAGCTAAACTTATCGATGTTTCTGAACATTCAATGCGGTACGCAGAAGATACTGCTGAAAATTGGGTAACAGGAATAATTGAAAACTAATTAAATGCGCGTGTAGCTCAGTGGTAGTAGCAACGAGCTGATAACTCGTAGGTCGCAAGTTCAACTCTTGCCATGCGCACCATCAAATAAAGGAAGAAAGAATGCCAGCTATTACATTATCAAAGTCAGGAGTACGATATGATCATCAGGAATGGATGTCTCTGGTAAGTTCAGGCGAAGCAGAAGTTCTTTTGGCAAAGTACGGCCCTGGGTTTACAGACGAGGCCTGGGCCAGACATCATGCCATTCCTAATAGGGACAAAGGTCCTCGTCGAAAAACTTTTCGATAAATTATCATATAAAAAATGCGCCAGTACGCCGCCTGACTTCGAATCAGGAGAAAGCTAATGGATCACATGCAGGTTCGAATCCTGTCTGGCGCTCCACCAAAATTAATGCTGTATTAACTCAGTTGGTAGAGTACCTGTTTAGTAATCAGGATGTCGGCGGTTCGATTCCGTCATACAGCACCATGATAAATACAACATGCGTATTACAGAACTCATAGAAGCAATCGATCAAACAGCAGGCTTAACTCAGGCCACGTATGATCTTCTTACCCGAGAAATCGATCAATTTATTAGGTGGAATGCTGAATCTATTTTTGATTCAGTAGGAGAAGGCGATTACTTAAAAAAGATGAGTTCTCTTGAAAATAGAGTTGAAGAAATTCGTGGTCGTGGATTAGATTGGCGTGAGGAAGATAAACTTGTATCCAATCTTCAATATAAGTCACAAGATCTCAGTGGCATCGTGCAATCAAAACTATACAAAAGTGAGCCGAATATTGATATTGTAGATGAATTCATTGATGTAATGGAACTTCATCTACAGGATTTGGCACGTGATTACATGGAAGCACAGTTTGGTAAGATTGAACAATATAAACATGATGAGCCATGGGAAGAAAACAGAAAGAAGAACTTGTATTGGCTTCAGCACATCATTGTTCAACTTGACACAACTGGCAAAAATAAACGCACTGGCGAACCAAAGACTGGCGGCGGGTATTTTCAACGTCTTCCACAAAAATCCACTTTACATAGCAGATCGTCACAACAAATTGATTGGCAGAACGATCTTGCGCAGCACATCAATATATATACTTCTAAAGAAAAATTATGGACTGTATTAACCCACAGATTATTGGAAAGGGATTCCGTAAATCGTTATGGAGATAGTGGCGTTGATAATCCTGTCCCTGCATTTCTTAAAGAATTAGTCAGTACTTACGTACACGAAGTTGTTCATATGGATCAGAATGCTCGTGCTAATATCAAGATGCAGTCATCTAACCGTGGATATGGAAAAGGCGATTACACCAAGATTCCTGATACAAGTGTTCCTAGGCCAAAACTTTATGCTTATGACAAAAATGACACGAGAGGAAAAGCCGGTCAAAAAGACAACCGGCGCCGCAAATATCGTGGTGGTAGGAGAGGTCAAAATGCATATGATGCTGACAATTTTGGATACAATGTAGATCGCTGGGCAGCATATTTAGGTTCTGTCAATGAAATTGAAGCACATGCTTCACATGCTGCCACCCAGTTGTACTCGGACTTCATCTCTAATGAGCCTTTTCGATATTCATATTCCACAAATGATAAACAGCGTCAGGTCAATGAATTCGTTGATTCGGCAATTGAGGATGTCAAGTGGGGATATTTTCCAAATAATACTTATCCATCAATAATTGCTCCTACAGCAAAGCAGGCAATGCAAAATTCAAATCCATCTGCTAGAGAACTTCAATTTTTAAAAGTTTGGAAGCTATATTTGAAAAAGATTGTCAAGCATCTTCAAAGCTATAAAAAAGAAGTTCCCAAAGACGACTGGTCATAAAAATCAGTGAACTAATTATTAAAACCATGGCTCGGGTCTAAGTGGACGGATTCCTCTCATACGGGAGTCTAGGCAGGGGCAGTACCTGCACGAGCTACCATTTCTTCTAATTTTATATTATGTGTTTAATCGCATAAATAAAATAAAAGGAGATATTGTCATGGAATCCATGAGAGATTTAGTTAAATTAATTGAAACCATCGAAGATGGTACTTCTGATGTAAAAAGTCATGCTCTTTTAGAGTCCAACAGCATCACCCAGATGATTGAATCCGGTGAATTATCAGAAGCTGAATTGAGTGAATTACTGGGTGGTCTTAGTGCGCTTGGTGGAGCAGCTTCAAGAGCAGTGGGCGGCGCGGCAAGCCGTGTCGGCCAGGCAGCAGCAGGCGCCGGTCAAGCAGTTGGTG